AAAAAGACGAGCCGCTCGAAGAAGACGAGCTGGTCGACCTCACGATTTCCCGAATAATAAACGAAATACAGAAACGCGCAACCGATTGGTACACGATGCTCAAGCTGTTGCTGGATTACACGGCAGACAAGCTCAAAGAGAAGCTTTTGGGCGAAAGCGAGAAATGGCTCGACCAGCTTGCAGGCAATACAGCGAATATCAGCATTCAATATGGCCGGGATGCCGAGATCGAGAACAACCTGGACCAGATCGATCGGTGCGAGTATTCGGCCGTGATGGATCCCAACACATGCGGCCCATGTGAAGATGCCGACGGCACTTCGGCTGCAACTCCGGAAGATCTTCCAGATACGCCGAATCCCGATTGCGAGGGCGGCTCGAATTGCCGCTGCTTCATCATCGGCGTGATCATATAGCTCCTAAAAACAACATCTACCGATTTGCCGAAGAATAATCTCCAGGAGAATTCCGAGAGATTATGGCAGCCACTTTTGAATGGGACGAAGACACCGGCACGCAAACCGGCTCGCCGTTAAAAGGTACAACGCGCACCCACAACGTTACGAACGTTAACTGGAAGAACAGCGGGGTGATCGGCGATGTGTATTCTTCGTTCCCGATCGTTGCCGGTAATAATTCCTTTGATAAATGGCAGTTCGGCCATTTCTCTGGCACCTTCAACCAAATTCTTAACGGTTTATTTGCACATACCGCGGGAGCTCTCGGGACCGGTCTAACCCTCAAAGGGTTCACGACCATGACGGCCGATGGCGACAACGAGACCTACAGGACGCCTGCGACCACAGCTAACGCCAATCTCTCAACCGATATGACTTCGGTTATTGCCATTGGCTCGGGCATTGCTGTCTGGTTCGGAGCTACTGGACCGGAAGCGACGGGTAAGGCTGCCTCAATGACCACGAATCCTTGTTACACGAATTGGCTGGCCACGCAACTGCAAACGACCGGCTCAGCAAGTCCCGGCGACACTACGACCGTAACGCTCACGTTGCAGTATGACGAGAACTAGATCTATGGCAGACAAACTTGAAACAGTAAAACTTTTCTTCGACGGTGTTGAGAAAGAATGCCTGGTGCAGACGGATCGAGCCGGCGAAGTTGTCTGCACGGCGAAGGACGGCCGTTTTGTGAAGTTTCCAAAGGGCACGAAGCTCACTGCCGCTGTGATCAAGAGTCACAACAAGCATAACGCCGAAAAGCCATTGCCGCCCGGCACGGAAGAGGCAAATGCGGACGAGCTTGCAAATTGGCTCAGTCAAAAGAAATAGCTCTCAACCGTACTCAATTCAATGAGGCCGATTCAATCCAATGAAGATACCTAACACATACCTATTCATCGCTACTTTCGCCGACGGCTCGCAGATCTTCCAGAACGAAGACGATGTCTCGCCTAATGATCCCGAGAAAAACTGCTTTTTCGACGTACTTGAGCGCATAAACGGCGGCGATATGCCCGTGAGCTTTGGCATAACGGGGGAACGCGGCTTTTTTGGTGTAGATCTTCGTGACGGGCATTTCGAGGTAAACGAGCTGCCGTTCTTTCAGCACCGGCCTGAGCAAAAAGGCCAAAACTACAAGGATTTTCGACTGATCTATTTCCGCACTCCCAAAATCGATATTGAAATGAACAACGAAACCGGCCAGCAAACACCTGTGAGGGGTTGGGTGTTTTCATATACGTTCGGCTGGCAGGTGACGCACGAGGGTAAAAACGAACAGCGGACTTTTACGGTCTATTTTGAGTAAAAACACGAGGATTTAATGAGAGATTATTTTGTCAAATTGCAGCCCGATAAGAAGAAGGGACATAGGAAACACGGTAAGGTTAAAAAGCACTTCGATTTTATCGATGCGTATCTCACCGAGCTCGGATCTGACGACCTCGAGGCTCTGCGTCAAGATGCCAGCGTTCAATATATCGAACCAGATATGCCAGTCTTTGTTGATGCCGTCGAGTCTGCATTCAACACTGGTCTGGATCGCATCGATCAACCCGCACTTCCGCTCGACGGACAGTATTCATACTTCTACACCGGCAGTGGCGTCGAGGCGTATGTCATCGATTCTGGAATTCGATACTCGCACGAAGATTTTGGAGGTCGTGCTGTCTTTGGTGCTGATTTTGTTGACGGTAATGACAACGGCGATCCTTTAGGTCATGGGACGCATGTTGCCGGTATTATCGGCGGCAAGAAGTGTGGTGTCGCAAAGAACGTCAAACTGATATCCGTTCGCTGCATCGACGCCACCGGTTCCGGAATGGTATCGGGTCTGGTGCAAGGCATCGAATACGTCTATAAGCGCAGACTGAATGGAAAGGCAGCAAAGACGCGGATGGTTGCGAATATCAGCGTTGGACTTTCAGGTATCTCAAATACCTGGAACGCTGCGATCAACGCTGCTGTCGCTGCTGGCGTGGTTGTCTGTGTGGCCGCCGGCAATTCGAACATGGATGCCGGTCTGGTCTCTCCCTCATCAGCTAAAGATGCGATCACAGTTGGTTGCATCACGAACGACGATACCAAAGCAACTTTTTCGAACTGGGGCCCTACCGTCGATCTCTACGCTCCTGGTGTTGTCATTCAGTCTGCATGGTCATCGGCAGATGACGCGTATGTTTACAAAAGTGGTACTTCGATGTCGTCTCCGTTCGTCGCCGGCGTCGCAGCTTTGTGTTTAGAGAAAGCTCCTCGAGCAACGCCCTTGCAAGTTCTCGGAATGATGCTGGCGGTGGCAGGGCAGTCACCAGCAGGACTTCGAATTCTGAATAGCAACATTTAGGCATGGGAAGTCAGCTTTTTACAACGACGGGATCGCAGACTTGGAATTGGCCGGCTGGCGTTACCCAAGTTATTGCCGAATGTATTGGCGGCGGAGGCGGAGGCGGGTCTGCCACAGGTAATCCGTCCGCGGGTGGCGGCGGTGCTGGCGGTGCTTATGCAAAAAAGACAATAACGAAAGGCGGTGAAACTTTCCTCACGATTATCGTCGGTGCCGGTGGTGCGGTATCAAGTAACGGTAATCGTTCGACGGTTGATCAAGGCGGTACGATCGTATGCCGAGCGGCTGACGGTGCGGGCGGAATACCTGCGACGGCTAATAGTTCGAACGGCGCAGGTGGCTCGGGTGGAAGTACGACCAATGTTGGCGATACGACTTTCGCTCAAGGCGCGGGAGCCACAGGAGCATTCGGAACGGCTGGCGGTGGTGGCGGCGGTTCGGCTGGACCGAGTTCGGCAGGCGGTAATGCATCAGGTGGAACGGCTGGTGCGACAGGAACCGGTAATTTCCAAGACGGCGTTAATTATTCAAGTGCGGGAGCGACGGGCGGCGCGCCGGGTAACGCTGGCGGTGCGGTACCGTCAACCGGTACCGATTACGGCGGCGGCGGCGCGGGCGGTTGTGCAAGCAACGCGACGGACAGGTTGGGGAGTGCGGGTCGACAAGGCGTCGTCTTGCTGACGTGGACAGACCCGAGCAACACTACGACCACTAAGACTCAATCCGGAGTCGCGCGGCTGCAGGCAACAACGACGAAAACGCAGGGCGGTCTTGCGAGGATCCGAACGACCGTCTTGAAGACGATCGCCGGTATCGCTCGTTTATCGATCCAGACGCTTCGAACGATCACTGGCTTATCACGGCTGCAGAAGAGCCAGACGGCGACTCAGTCGGGCGTTGCGAATATTCGCGGCACTACGACGCGGACACAGACCGGAACAGCCAGACTGCAGCTTTCGCAAACGAAAACACAGACGGGTGTTTCCCGAATCGGAAAGACAGTAGCTCAAACGCTGCAGGGTCTTGCTCGCATCTATGGTACGACTCTGAGAACGATCCCGGGCGTTGCAAGACTTCAAAAAGCGGCTATTCAAACGATCACGGGTGTTGCGAAAATTGCGAATACTACGCTTAAAACGATCCCGGGCATCTCCCGCCTTCAAAAATCTGTTACGGCTACGATCAACGGTGTTGCGAATATTCGCAATGCAACGCTTCGAACACTGACCGGGCAGGGTCGAATTCAGAAAGCAGCGACGGCGGCAATAAACGGTGTTGCCAGGATACGCAAAACTGTTTTGCAAACGCTTTCGGGGGTTGCTCGTCTCCAGAAAAGCCAAACGCAGAATCAAACTGGTGTTTCTCGAATACGCGCGACCGTGACAGCATTGCAGACCGGTGTTGCACGTGTTCGAAAGACCGTTTCTCAAACAATTAACGGCATAGCGAAGATCGCGGTTCCGGGAAGTTCTACTCAAAATATTACGGGCAAAGCTGCTATTCGAGGCACTACGCTGCAAACGCGGACCGGCGTTGCAAGATTGCAAAAGTCCGCGACGAAAACACAGCCTGGTCTCTCGCGAATTCAGAAAACTGCACTTGTATTGATTACGGGTCTCTCCCGATTAGAGGTCAGATTAACTCGAAATCAGCAGGGGGTGGCCCGCATTCGGCGTGTCAATCAAGCGACAACGCAGGGCATATCAACAATTCGGGTCACCGCGACCCGATCGATCACCGGTGTTGCACGCATACTGCCGTTTGTTTTGTTCGACCCGCCAACTCCACCGCTTGCTTTCGAGATCAACAGTGGGAGTAATTCGTTAGATTTAGTTTCGGGAAAAAATGAGCTGAATGTGCTGTCAAGTGAGAACATGCTCGAGATAAATGGCTAACGCAACTCATCGGGTAAAAATAGGCGAGACGGGCAAGAAACTGGCCGTCACGTTGAAGCATACAAACTCGACTACAGAGAAAGTCGAGCCGTATGCAATTCCGGATGGCTCAGCGGTAAAGCTCTACATGACGCTCGATGGTGCCGACACGCTTAAAGTGAACGGGGCTACGATGACGATCCTTAACCAGACCACGTATCCCGGAAAGTGCGAGTATCAATGGCTCTCGGCGAATATCGACACGCCTGAAGTTTACGATCTCGAAATAGTTCTCACGCTGCCCGACACGACCAAATTGAAATGGCCGTGTGAAGACGGCGAGACATTTGCGACGGTGATCGTGATGCCGAGCAAAACTGCTTAAAACTCTTATGGGGATCGACTGGCAATACTGGTTCTTCTGTTTTGGAGCTCTCTATTTTGCGATAGAAGTGATCGGTGAAGTGATCGCTGCACTTGCCGTTCTTTTTCGCAGAAAATAGTCCCCAAAATAACAACGCTTAAAAATTCCTAACCTAATTCCCGTATGGCAGACGCTGCACGGGAATATAAATCTCTCGCATTAACAAATATCAAAGCCCAGAGCTCGGGGCGAACACGTACCGGCATTGCCGCTGTTTTTGGCAACGTTGACGCCGTTGGGGATCGAATAGTGCCCGGAGCCTTCGCGCGTACGATCGACGGCGGGGCAAAGCGGGCCCGGTTTCTGTGGAACCACAGCTATCAGCACCCGCCGGTCGCGAGCATAAAAGAATTACGTGAAGTTTCCCGGAATGAATTGCCTGATGAAGTTTTAGAAAAAGCACCCGAAGCGACCGGGGGTTTGCTCGTCAAACGCGAGTATTTCGATGTTGACCTGGCGAGCTGGATCCTGCAGGGGATCGACGCCGGCGATATTAACGAGATGAGTTTCGCGTACGACACGATCAGATCCGCCACTGTGACCGAGCCTGTCGATGGCGACCCAGAGAAATCCCGTGAAATTCGCGAGCTGCAGGAGCTGAAACTCTACGATTGCAGCGACGTTCTGTGGGGCTGCAACGCTGCAACTGTTGCCGCGGGTGCAAAGAATTTTGAAGCGCTGCCGCTCGGCGTGTTGGCTGCGAATCTCGCCTTTTTCGAAAGCGAATTCAAAGCAGGCCGACGCAACGCCGATCGGGACCAGAAGCTTATCGATTTGATTCATAACACGGCCGTTGGTCTGGGAGCCGAATGCAATCCCGACGAAGACGAAGATCCCAAAGCGAGCAACCCGGACCCGTCAACAACTGACACTCCACTTTCTCCGAATTGGCTTGATCTCCAAAAAGCAAAAACGCGGGTATTAGGCCTGCGAATCTAGGAGAAAAAAATCATGTCAGAACATGCAAAGGCGAAAGCCAAAAGATTGCAGGAGATCCTCGACCAGGCGACCACGTTGACCGTGACGATGGAGACGCCCGACACCGCGGATGCGAAGAATTTTCCGAACGATACGCCCGATAACCGCGAGCAGCTCACGGCGCTATTAACCGAAGGCGAAAAGCTGCGTCTTTCGATCGAGCAGGATCAGAAGATCCTCGGCTTCAAGAGCTTTCTGAGCGAACCGGCTGGCCAAAACCCTATGGGCGGCGACGGTGCGTTCAGTGAAGCGTTCGGTTCAATGTTTGGGGCCGGAGCAAAAACGCTTGGCGAGCAGTTCGTCGAAGACGAAGGCTATAAAGAAATCTCGAAAGCGGGAAAGGTCCCGTCAAAAACGCTCAATTTAGGCATTGACCTTAAAGGCTTTTTGGACCCGCGACTGGGACAGAAAGCTTCGTTCACAACGACTTCAACCGGCCTTGATAGCTCGCGAAACTACATCGCGCGTCCCGTCGAGCTGATCCAACAGCAACGGCTGACCATCCGTGATCTGCTGCCGGTTGGTGAAACGACACAGAACACCGTTTATTTCATCAAGGAAACGAGCTATACCAACGCGGCCGATATGGTCGCTGAGGAAGGCGAGAAGCCGGAAGCCACGCTCTTGCTGACCAACACAAGCGCCGCGGTTAAAAAGATCGCCGTCGTCTTGAAGGTCACCGAAGAGATGTACGCGGATTTCCCGCAGCTTCGCGACTATATCAACACCCGGCTGAACTTCATGGTCAAGCAGAAAGAAGAAGATCAGCTCATGAACGGTGACGGTACGGGCAATAACATTACCGGTATTTTGCAGACGTCTGGCATCCAGACGCAGGCGAATGCAGCCGACAATTTGGTTGCCATTCACAAAGCAAAGACCAAGGTGATGAAGCCGACAACTGGCGGCTATAATCCGACCGGGCTGATCATCAACCCGACCGACTGGGAATTACTCAGGCTCGCAAAAGACCTAAACGGACAATATTACGGCGGTGGGCCGTTTGTCGGCGAGTACGGCGTGGGCAACTACGTTCTTTATCCGCCGGTTTGGGGTTTGACACCGGTGGTTACCACGGCAATCGCTGCGGGTACCGCACTGGTCGGCGATTTCCAAAACGGGGCCCAGATCTGGCAGCGGGAAGGTATTCGGATCGAATCCACGAATTCGAACGAAGACGATTTCAACTTTAACCGGATCTCGATCCGCGTTGAAGAGCGTCTCGCCCTTACGGTCTATGCGCCGGGAGCATTCTGCAAGGTCACCGGTATCGTGTAATTAAATGGGCGGCAAAACACCGCCCATTTTCTTAATTTTATGTCGATAAAAATGATCCAAGAAACGGGGGAAAAGATGGGAACAGCAGATAAAACCTACTATCTGGACGATGACGGTAAGGTCACGACAGATGAAGAAAAAGCCGCAGTGGTCTTGATCAACAAAGGTCAGGAGATTCCGAAGGAAATGGCCGATCAATACGGGATCGGTAAAGGCAAAAGTGCCAAAGCAGCGAGTGAAACTGATTCAGATGAATCAGCAGACGAGGGCGAAAAAGCCTCTGGTCCCAAGTCGAACAAAGCTGCGTCACCAAAGAAAGACAAACAGAGCTAAATTGTCATGGCACAGAGACTTCAATCCGCGGATCGCAGCAAATCGATGCGTGTCCGCACAGATGCAGTCGGAGATTACATTGAGCACGTAAACGGTGCGAAGGAGTATTTTCTGACAACCGCGATCACTGCAAACGTGACGACCACTACAGCCGCTTCAGGTGCCTGGGGTCGTACATCACACGCAACTGGTAATAATAAAGCGTTCGTTTCGGACGGCGCCAAGTGGCAGGCTGCATAAAGCAGAAACAGAATCGGTCTAACTAAAGCCTCGAATAACATCGGGGCTTTTTTTCTAGACTCAGAACGTGCCTGACCTATACGTTACAGCGGCCGAATTGAAAGCCGGAGCCCAGGAATCTGACGCTTCGAACACTGACTCGTGGGAACTACTGGCGTTGGCCGTCTCGCGTATGTTTGACCGCGAGTGCGAAGTGCCCGACAGCTATTTCATGCCGGCCGCTGCAGCCGCAAGCGAGCGGGTATTTCGAGGCAAGGGCACCGAGTATGTTCGGCTGGATCCGTATGTGGCCGACAGCATTGATGCGCTCTCTGTTGCCGACGAAGTGTTTCTGGTGGGCGGCGACGATTACTACGAGAACGAAGGCTATCTGGTCTTTGGCGTGCCGACACCGACATCAAGTCAACCCAGCTCCATCATCATCGAGAACGGCGCCGTCGTGACGGTCAGTGCTCGTTGGGGATTTGCTGCCATTCCCGGCGAGATCCGGCAGGCCTGTCTCGAACAGGGCTTGTTCATGTGGCGTAAGCGAGATCTCGCGTTCACTGAGCTTTCGGGTATCTCCAGTGCGGCGATCGTCGCTAAATTCTCGCCCACTTTTCTCGCGACCGTCGAGCGATACAGAGCCTTATATGGCCGAAATACTTATTTTGCGTGAGGTGAATAAATGACCGGTAAGAAATTATTGAGCAAATTACAGCAGGAACAATTCGACGTAAAAGGCTTTGATGTTGTCATAGACATCGGCGACGGGATGACCGCAACGATCACCGGCGTTGAGCTCGACGAGAACGAGCGGCAAATTCGCCTGATCCTCGATGGCGACGAAGACGACGAGGAAATTTAATAAATGCCCGTCAGACTGAGTTTTGAAGTTGCCGGCGAGAAGCAATTTGATCGCATCTTTCAGCGCTTCGACGAGGACCTGCGGGACATTACGCCGATCGCCGACGAGATACGCGATGCGTTCTGGGATATCGAGCGTGAGCAGTTCCAAAGCGGTGGCTCAAAGGGTGCATCGGGCCGCTGGAAGCCCCTCTCGCCGCAATATGAAGCCCAGAAGATAGCTCGATACGGCACTTTCGCAGTGATCGCAGGCGTTCTTCGTGCCACAGATGCGATGTACGAATCTCTGACGAGCCAAACACCGAACACGGTCTATCAGAAATCAAAGGACCAGATAGTTATTGGCACCAGCCTCGCGCGTGCGAGATATCACCAGACCGGCGGCGGGCGTTTGCCCCAGAGAAAAGTGATTGACCTAAGTGATGAGCAGCGGCGGTCCCTCACGAAAACGATCAAGAAGAGTTTAGTTAAATTAGTTCGCCGCCATGGCATTTATGTCGATTATTCGGGAGACATGATCTAGATGGCCTGGGACCCGACAATACAAGTATTCGACGAGCGGCCGATCAAAAATAATTTGATCGCATATTTTACTGCGCAGCAGGCTGATGCGTTGCTCTGGGCGAACGAAGGTACGGCGCTGCCCGTTATCAAGAAGTTTCATCGTTCGCCGCGGCTCGTGACGGTGTTTCCCGCTTTAACTTTCCTGCAAAGCGAGCACAAAGAGCTTGATAACGAAGGCGATACACTCGACGTCGATTATGCGCTGCTGCTCGAGCTCGCGATCGTAAACGGCAACCAGGACACGTTGGTCGAGCAATCAACGCGCTACTCAATGGCAATCGAATCGATGCTTGCGAACATCCCGGCAACAACATTTTTTGCAGATTCTATAATTCAAGCTCAGAAGTTCATTTTTGCCGGACTGCATGTGCAATACGACATCCAGGGCAAATACAAGAACCAG